TCGTAATATAAAATAAAGGATAAACCTTACGTGAGCGCCGGAGGTTCCCCACCAAAGCCAAGTTGTTTCATACGTTCCGCCACAAGCGCCGCCCTAACAATGGCGTTTTCCTGCTGGACCATGGCCACAGCGGCGTTTATATGACTACCCATAGTCCGCATGATCTTAACCTTAGCATGATCGCCCGGCTTCAAATTTTCCTTTTTCAAAAGTTCAACACCAGTTTCCAGGATCGTATGGATACTGGAAGCAACTATTGTTCGGTTCATGATCTTTTCAACCTTTACGTCTATCATTTGAGCTACCTCTCTTAAGATTATGATTTAAAATATGGTAATCACATCACCTGATTTTTCCTTGAAAAACAGGGTGAGACAAAAAGTTTAATGCTGACGTAAAATAAGGCCCGGTCAAGCAGGGTATTAGGCTATAATATCTCGTCCAATGCCGTCAGATCGCGACTTATTACGAATTACGTTCGGTCATGTAAGGTCATACGCCATTAAGTGCCGTCATGTGCAGCATGAATTCCTGTTTTGTCTAATGGGGTTTAGTGAAATGCGATAGGGTTATGCGTCAAAGACAATCACCCCCCCCCTTGCTCCATAGTATATTGTGGGGTTTTATTTGGTATTGCATGGTGTTATTCAGCCTTTACCGTAATCTTGAGATTATACACCGGCACAAGATCCCGCTTGTCTATGGTCACATCGACCGTGTTTGAATTCCCGCTAAAAACACCCCTCTCGTTGAACGTCACAAGCGCGAAGGTCCAGGTCTTTACCTCACCATCAGGAACGGCCATTGTCTCAGTAGTGCTATACTGTGGCCCCGCCTGCCCGGTATATTCAATCGTTGCGAGTTCCGCAAATTCGGCGGTCCCCTCTTTGGAATAGAGAATCCATTTCTTGACGCGCTCAATATCGCCTTGCTTCCAGGCAAAGGTAATGTCATCACCGTCCAGGACGGCGGCAAGTTCCGTGGCGGCCTCGATGGGTGAGAAATCATAAACCATAAAGACTTCGTTTGAATTACCGCTTTCCAGGAAGGGATCTTCGCGGTAGGCCGTGACCACAAAATATTTAGTTACTGTTTGGCCATCCGGCGCGTTGAAAATATAATCGACTTCTGTGGTGGGCTCCTTAATGTCAGAGAACTCAGTATAAGGCCCCCCAGCGGCATCGGCCACATAAGCCTTGTAACCAGCCAAGTAAGGCTCAATGTTGGCGTCCCATTCCAGGCCAATAGTCACTGGACCTGCCATCGCGCCCAGGGGGATCGCCAGAACGAGAAACAAGGATACCGCAAAAACAATTAATCTTTTCATCATGTTACCTCCGTCAAATATCTAAATTCTTATCCATAAACTCCGATATTCGCTTTTGCAGCCTAACCGTCAGGCCCAAAAGATACAGGCAAGTATGGTCACCAAACCAAAAAGTTTGAAAACGATTAGGGCTTTCCTTAGATTCGGGTTCATACATCGTATAAGCCAAAAGTAGATCTTTAACCTTGCCCTCTCTAATCCTGTCTGTGAGTGTTTTCAGCTCAATTTCATAATCATTCAGCGGAAAATTGAGGATCTTTGGGGTTTTATAAATTTTTTTATTCACTTATGCCCTCGATAAAATCGAATTTGCCTCCTTTTTTTGGTAATTACTTGCAACCGCCTTGTTTACCGCCTGTTTTCTTTCCGGTTCCCTTACCAGGCGCACGGCCCTTACCACCGCCTTGACCGCTTCGCGGTCCTTTACTCCCAGATGGAGGCCCTGTTTTGTCTTTCTTCGGCATTTAGATCACCCCCTTTCTTTTTAAAAATACTATGTAAACATTTTCTATTTATTATGTAAACTAAGCACGTGGTGAGGTTTAAAATCTTTAAAGGGTACTTAGGGTTGCGTTAAGGGTAGTTTTTTTGATTCCTACCTATCCCTTGGCCCTCTGATGGGCATTTAGACATCACTCAAAACCCTAATTTGTATCTCGGTCCTCGGGTTTTCCGAATATATCTTTCTTGCGTGTGATTCCGCTATTTGCTTGTCGTCTTTCCAGGCCAGTCCATTCAAACAATCGAATACAAATTTTTCCATATTATCCAAGTCTTTCTTTTTAATACATATATGGGGAGAACCCTGCTTTAATGTTCCGGTATTTTTACCAGTACCATAATGACTTTTAGGGCGGCCCATATAAAAACTACAAGTTATAGAAACGGGTGAATCCTCGATTAGGTATAGGCTGCCCTCATTCTCGGTGAGATAAGAAATTACAGCCCATCTAAAATCAGCCTGTTCATCCTCCTGTTTATTAACGACCTTAACGTAAGGAAGGGCCTTTCCGTTCTTATCTTTATGAACAAATAAAGGCCTTTTTTTTGCAATCGGTTCTCCCTGAATAACAATTTTATAGTCAATCAAGATTCAACCCCATTTTGCTTTGCTTCCCACAATTCCTCTTTTGTATAATTATTAAAATCCTCATTCACCCGGCCAACCATGGCCTCGCCTATCTGGTGAGATAAATGCTTTACAGCCATATCACCCAGGGTTTTAAGGTAATTCATGGCGAACTCCGTTGGTTTTCTACTCGTTACGGTATTTATTGAAACAGTAAACTCGAAAATAACAGCCACCCCTTTAATTTCTATTTTTTGTTCATCCATATCAAACCTCATTCATATCCTGTAAAGCCCTGTCTCCGAGAGCGCCAAGGTCTCTTTCGGCGGGAGTTTTAAGTTTATTCTCATTGTCAAACGCTGGATCTGTGAGCCGCCAGCCCTTGCTTAGAA